CACGCAATTCTTTGTAGGTAGACAGCAACTCATTGGCACTATCATAATCGAACTCACCATCTGCTTTTGCATACAGACCAATGCGAACAGGCGATGATTTCACCCAATTCGCAAAATCTTGGTCATTGACAATCTGATTGTAGTCAGGATGGTCTTGCGTTAGCTTTTGCTGAATCTGCATCCTTTTGAAATCCACACCCGCTTGACGGGCGGCAAGAACATCAGGATGGTTATCAATAGTCTTCTGAACTGCCTTCTGTGGATTCTCAAAGAAATCTACTTCAGGCTCCTCTTCTTTAATAGGTTGTTGTTTAGAACTGAGGTTCTGCTTAATGAGTTCATCAGCGAGTTTCCTTACTTCCCCCACCTCCTGCGCTTGCTTGCCAATTAGCTTCTCAGCTTCTTGGTGCATCCGAACAATGTCCTCCAGACTTTTGTCCCTGTACTTGTCAGGGAGTCCAGGGCTTGCTGGCGCAATGGTGTCAGATAGCTTGGATTCTTCAGCTTCTAACTCACTCTTCATCTCAGGTTCGTTATCAATCAACATATTTTCCCTTTTCCTGCCGTTTTCGGTTGTAGGAGAATCAACTCGACATTGCTGTTTATGAGTTTTGCTTTTGCTCCCACTTCAACTGATCCAGGTGTTTTTTCTCGAACCTTCCATGCTCTGATGGGAAAGAACCAGACCACCCTTCTAACTTGAAGTTAGGAGCAGAAAGAATGCGGTTGGCTGTTTCACCGCATTCACACCTAAAACTGATCGACTCATAATCAGTCAGTCTTTCGGTTTTATGCCCGTTTGCACAGGCAAAATCAAACATTCTTTTCATTCAATTCCTCGTATGCTCTCTCGCTGACCTCTTTCAAGGTTTTCAGCCAAGTTAGTATAGAAAGTTCACCTTTTTTGAATTGTAGGCTTTGTTCGTCAAGGATAACAGATATATTATTCAACGATGAGATCATGGTGTCAATATCTTCCACCAAGTCTTTCCACCCATCACTTCCCATCATTGAGAAACGATCTTCATAGTACTTTTGTAGGTCAGGAGTCACAAGTTTCCTTAAAAGAACATCAAAAAGTTGCTATTACTGCCACTTGGCGCAGGAGGTGCAGTGAAAATCCACCCAGAGTTATTGCCCCCGTCTGTGGAGTTTGCCCCTGCATACCAACCCGCCCCGCCAGTAGCTGTAGACCGACTGATAGACAAGAAATCTGCGCTTACAGTCCCGCTTGCCTTGGACAAGGTGTGGCTTGCGGCAGTGACTGAGCCAATGGTTAAAAGTCTTGTGGATTCGCCACTGGCATTCCAATCGGTAAATGTGCTAGTTGTTGCCGCCGTAAACAGGATAGACGTTGCACCAGTGCTTTTATAAGTATTGGTTATGTTGCCAAATGTGTTTGAGCCTGTGATAGTCAATGCACCTGCACCACCTTGGTTAATGGTGATGCCAGAAAAAGAAAAACTCCCGCCAGTAAAAGTTTTAGCAGATGCGCTAGTAAGGCTAATTGTTCCTGTGCCAGTTACAGTAAGCCCTGTATTATTTGATGTACTCCACACAGTACCTGTGCCAGCAATAGATATTTGACCTGTACCAAAAGCAATTGTTCTTGTATTTGAATTAGTACAACTGAATATATTTGTGCTTAGTGTGTATGACTGAAGATCTAATGTGCCTTGAGTCAGCGTTGTTGTAACTGTGGCTGTTGTCAGCGCATCTTGTAATTGAACAGTTCCACTTGGACTGTTAATTGTTATAGGTTGAGTAAATGTTTTTGCAGAACTTGTGATTTGTTGTGTTGTACGCCCTGCAAAAGTTATTGTGCCTGAACCAGATAAAGTTATTCCTGTGCCATTTGTCCAATTTCCGTAGATTGTTGGTGCAGTTGTGCCTGTTGCCAGCGTCATAGTATTTGACGTTCTTAGCGACATATCAATCGTGCCAATGTTGTAATTGGCATTAATAGTTGTCGTAGAACCAGATGCAGGATATGTGGCCGCAGGAAATACAGCAGTATCTTGTGCTAATGGGAACATGGTGGCATCTAATGCACCACCAGACGTTGCAGACCATGATCCTGAACCTGTAGCACCCCAATCAGCAGAACCAGTCTGACGATAAAACACAGTCTTAGCCGCATCAAAAGTTATTCCGCTATTACCCTTGCAGTCACCTAATCTTGTTCCAGAAGCAGGGGAAGCCGCACCTGCAATAGTTATCTCTCTAAAATCAGCATCAGTAAAAGATACTGCCGCACAAGTTAATGTGCGTGTAGTGCCAATAGTGTTAGACCGAATAAATGCTCGAAATGCCGCCGCAGTACCAGCACTTATTGTAAGTGTGCCATTAATTGTTTGGTTTGCGGCAATGTTAATTGTGCCAATACCAGCATTAGTCCTACCTGCAAAAGTTAAATTATTAAATGTATTTGCGCCATTAATTGTATGGCTTGATGGAGTTGTTTGAGTGTAACTTACATTGTAGTAAGTTAATCCACCCATTTGGCTTGTTGTGGCGCTAGAAGTAAAATTTATTTGAGAATTTCCTGCGTTAAATGTTAAATTTGTTGTAGTAGTAAAACCAATATTTGACCCTTGAACAGTAATTGTTGAATTATTTAAGTTAATTGTTCTTACATTTGAATTACTTGCAGAAAACTCTCCTGTTGTTACAGAATAATTTCCTACTGACGAAGTATCAAATGCGCCATTAATAATTATTGTGGCAAAAAAGCTACTGCTATATGCAGAACCCAAAGTCCAACCACCACCAACGCCATCAAAATTAACTCCCCCACCAAAAGTTTTGCCATTCATGGTTATAGTTTTACCAGTTGTTGTGGCATTAAATGTGGTTGTGCCTGAATAAGTACGGGTAAAGTTTGTTGCAGGCCAATCAAGACTGCCTGATATTGTCAATCCAATACTTGTACCAGCAAGTGTCATTGTTCCATCAAGACCTGATGCTGTGAAATCATTACAGACCCTTGGCGTGTTTGCCATGGTGACTGTGAATGCAGTAGTTCCTACGTTACTGTTGGCATCAAAGAATACATTATCTGACGCAGTAGGAACAGACGCACCGCCAAGCCCACCTGATGACGCAGACCAATTAACCGTGTTGGTGGCATCCCAAGTGCCTGTGCCCAGAATCCAATATCTGTCAGCCATGCTTTACTCTGCAATCACAGGGTTGCCATCAGCATCTAGCACGATATTTCCATCGGCATCCAACACAAAGTTTGGCGGTGGCGCAGTAATAACTGCAATCCAGTTGTCAAACCTCTGCTGTTGCATGGCATCAATTTCAGCTTGTGTTAGCCCGTGATCGTCCGGCAGATGCAGGGCATCTGAGAATGTGCCGTATTGGCTTGAGAAAGAAAAGTCAATCTTCATGGTCATGCCTGTGTGGTTACTGCGATCACATCCCAACGTGTATTGTTAGCGTTGTATATACAACCCACATACGTTGTTTTGCTGATGGTTGTTGCTGTTGGCAAAGTTACGCCAATGACTGTGTAGGTTGCATTCCAAGTCAATGCTCTGCTTGTGCCGTTGTCCAGCAACCTGAATATTAATTTGTCCCCATCAAGAGGTGTTCCTATTGGGGCATTGATAGTGAGTCCTGCCGCCAACGCTGTGTAAGCATAGACATCACTAGCCGATATATCAGGCGTTAAGGACGATGCAGATGCGGCTGAAGTAACTCTTGGGTCAATGCGCTTGTTGGTTAATGTCTCAGTACCTGTGTAGGTAGCAATAGACGCACCAGCCAACGTAGTTGCACCCGTACCACCATTAGCAACAGGCAATGCCGTGCCCGACAATGTGATTGCCAATGTGCCACTTGTTGTAATCGGTGAACCAGATACAGACAAGAATGCTGGAACAGTTGCCGCAACACTTGTTACTGTGCCAGAACCGCCACCACCTGCTACTGTGACTGTTACATCATCACCTGATGTTGTTGCCGTAACACCTGCACCAACAAAATTGAAACTTTTAACACCACTGGTAAGTGATGTTCCTTCTTCCTTTACAGCCACCGCCCCATTGGTAGACATGGTGCTAATGACTTTAATCTTCTCTGCCAGATCAGGCGCAACTACTTCACCAACATTCAACTCTTTGCCTGTTGACAAGGTAATAACCAATGAACCATCAAAGTCAATCTTGGCATCTGTGACAGAAACACCATCTGCACCATCTACGCCATCTTTTCCTGGCGCACCATTTAACCCATTCTTGCCATCTATGCCTTGGCGACCATCTGCACCCTTATCGCCTTTGTCACCCTTATCACCCTTTTCAGGGACTATGGATTTGGCAACCTCTAGTTGTGCAGTGACCTTGTTCTCCATCACTTTGATGGCCTCAACAATCAGGTCTACATTGTCTTGAATAGCCGTTTCTTCTTGCTGGCGCATAGCCACAAGAGTTTCTTCCATCTTATTGATGGCATCTAGCTTCTCATCAAAAGATGAGTCTGTTGACTCAATACTCTGGATAAGTTCCTTGATATTAGCCATTCTTTAGACCATCTGTGAGTTTGGTAAGGAAGTCTTGCTTAACTTGTGACTGAGCATTTACCTTGTCAGCCATCTGCAACTCAACAATCTTGGACTTGTTCTTGATGTCAGCTTCTTTGAGCATCAAGTCAGCAATCTTGACCCGCTTGTCAAACTCCCTTTGATTGGCTTCATCCTCATTGGGTAGATTCTTGGTCAAAGATGCACTCATCTTGGCTTGCACTTCTTGAGGCATCAACTGAGTCTCAACCTGCAACTTCTGTGCTTCTGCACGATTCTGTTCAGCTTGAGTAGTTTGAACTGCAATTTGAGCCTGTGCGGCTTGCAGTGCCAACTGTTGTTGTACCTGAGCCATCTCATCTGCTTGCGGATTGGGTTGGCTCATCTTGTCCAACTGCTCCATCAACTCATAGCGGTTGGTCAGGGAAGAATTAGCCAAAACACCTTTCAGAATCAATGGCAACACAGGAGTGTTAGGGCCAAGAGTCTGGAGCAATCCAATAAACATCTGTTGTTCATGCTCACGGGCAATGATGCCCAGAGTGGCAGTAGGAATGAAGGTCATGTCCACAGAGGGGTAACGCTCTGGGTCAAACTGCATATACCTAAAAGCCGCCTTTTGGATAAATGGGATCAGGAAGTCTTCTTGGAAATTGACCAGAGTACGCTTGTACTTCTTGATGATGGTAGCAACTGCCATAGACATACCGCCTTGGCCCATGTCTCTAGCACCAGCACTGACCATGCCTTGAGAATCCAAAGTTCCCGTGGATTGCAGGAGCATTCGCTCGAAATCCTTGGCAGTGGTTAGGTTGTTGCCATCAGTCTGCCCAAACTTGAAGGGATACAGAATCTCTGAAGGTGCGCCATTGGTGAGAATGGCTTTTCCAGGCTTTACTTCAAACTTAGCCCCACGGGGCAGACGGGTTGCATCCATGGCAATCATGGGGCTGGTGGTCAGTGCCAATGAATCCAAGTGGGAACGAATCTGAGCATCAATAGCTTTCTGCATATTGAATGCTTTTTCCACTGTGCCACGACCTAAAAGACGATTGGGAACAGTGTCATCTTGGTAAGTCAGAACAGGACGATCCTTCATCATGTAAGGATTTGCCTCTGCTTTGAGCAACTGCCCATCGTTGGCAATCACAACAATAGCCTCAACCATGTCTGAATATTCTTCAGCAGCGGAACTCTCAGGGAACAAGTCAACAATGTTCTTGTTTTCCTCAAGGTTCTCTAGGTATTCCCGTGGAACCAGACCATAGTAGGTCAGCAAAAGTACCTTTTCATCCTGGTACTGGCTCACTTCTTGGGTGGGTTCTAGGTCAGTGTCTTCATAAGTGGGCGTAATATCTACTTTGCGGTAGATTCCACGCTCAATGCCTTCAACTATCTTGTGGATAGAGATGTATTTCTCTATAGCAACTCCCATGCAGTCATCGACTGAGGTTCCATTGGGGTCAAAAAGGAAGTTCTTTGGGTTTACAGGTGAAATCTTGACAGAAATGCGGTCTTTTTCCACTACGCCAATGGCGGCTTGGCCCATTTGCCCAGGAATTGCCTGAGTAGAGGGTACAAACTGCTTTTCAGTCTTAACGATAATCTCGCCAATGCCTGTGCCGTAGATTTCTGCCATCAACTCAATGGCATCAATGGATTTGCGAATCTTGTCCCGCTTGAAATCCTCCATCAACTGGGCTTTTAGGATGCCCACATCGATGGGATTGTTGTTCACATCCCGAATGTCATCTTGAATGTCAAAGAACTCGCCTTGACCAAAGATAGCTTCCATGATCTCAGCATGGCGAGTCTCTACAGCTTGTTGGGTGGCGGGGGTTACGATGCGTGAACGCTCAGACTCACGGGTTTTGTCTTCAGATGCCCACTGACCACGAAAGATGCGCTCGTACTCAAGCCAATCGGGCAAGAAGTTGGTATCTCTGTAGTCACGCCAGCGGTTGCAATGGTCAGTAACAAAATCAGTCAGGTCTTTATCAGCCTCAGTAGGCTCATAAAACTCACCTTGTTCTAGCTTGATTTCTTTATCTGTTGCCATTAAACCCCCGATATGATGTCTACAGGCTCCCACTCTTCATCTTCTTCGGCCTCAAAGTAAGATGTTACAGCCAATTGATCGATATAACTCAAAGCATCAGGAAGGTCATCATGTACGCCATTGGCAGGAAACATCAAGAGTTGGTCAGTGAAGTCATCCCAATCTTCCTCTGAGTTCAGCACAATACGCCCATGCTCAAACCGCCCTTGGAGACTCCAGATGATTCTGTCTGTCTTTTTCCTGTTGCCATGCGTTAGGTCAACTATGTGCGAATATACATTATTTTTCCGCATCAGGTCACTGAGGTAGGGCAAAACAGCATTTTTTAACGCCCCACGCTCGATTCCAACCGAAATTGGCCTGTAATCCCGCATCTTCATCAAGATTTTGGCAGCAGTTTCCCGAATATCCCACCGCCCGTGGTCAATCTCTTTGACAAACCACTTGCCATCATCAGTGACTTTGACTACTGCAATGGCACTCTCATCTAGTCTTTTTTTCGCGTTAGCAGCTTGTTTAGCCACTTCTTCAAATCCCGCCAAGTCGATTGCAATGAAGTAACTACCATACTCAGGTTCCACGCCATATTTGATCCAATCTTCTTTAAAAACATCACTACCTGCGTTGTCAAAGGATGCCAAGTACTCTTGCTTGAAAGCAAAGGAACTCAGCGTCTTCTTGGCAGACTCAATCTCAGTTGGGTCTATCAATGGGTTGTCTTGGGTTGTGAAGTGCCAAGACTTCCAATCAGGATCAGACTCCTCTTGGCCCATCTTGAACAGATCATAGAACCAGTTGCGACCCTTGGGTGTGCCAATGAATATGGCTCTGCCTTTTTTGTCTGACAAAGAAGCCCTAATAACTTGCTCCCAGGCTTCAGGCTTAATGTCCGCAACCTCGTCAAGCACCGCATAGGTAAGTGACACACCCCGCAGGGTATCTGGTCTATCAGCACCACGAACATAAATCTTTGCACCATTTATCATGGTGATGTCCATATTGTTGATGTGACTGTTTTGGATAACATCCCGTCCAATCTCTAACAGCACATCCCAAATGATCTGCCTTGCCTGTCCATTGGTGGGAGCCACATAGAGAACAGCACTTCCTGCTGGGCAACGCAATGCTTCAATAATTAGCGTAGTAGCCGCTAACCTAGACTTACCACAACGCCGACCAGCAGCCACAACCTTAAACCTTGTTTTATCAGCAAAGACAGTTTGTTGCCAAGGGAGAAGGGAGAAGTTTAAATCGCTCATTCGATTGAGTAGTCAGGGGATGAAAACGGATCTTTATTAAATGGGCTTTCAAACAGATCTTTATTAAATGGGCTTTCTACTTTTTCATCAGACTTGCTCCAATTTATAGCCTTGTCTAGCGTATCCAAACCAAGATTGTCAGGATCAACTTTGTATTGACGCATAAAAAACTCTTTCCATGCCGTAGGATGGGTTGGGTCTTTTAGCATCTTTCCCTCTGGCGTTGACGAAAAGAAGTGTGGTCTGTTGTCGGTTTTGCTAATGCTTTCTTGCATACCAGCCTTGTATGCGCCTCTGTAATCGTAATCAGAGTTTTCAAGAACCATATCAAGCACCCGATCGCTATCCATCCTGTCTACTGGCATTTTGTTCTCAGCCGCAATATCGCCCTTAATAGAGTTAAATAACTGAGTGCTTTGCAACCAGTTACGGAATTTTGGTTCTTCGCTAGGTGGCAAAGTCGTAGGACTCCAAGGAGTCTTAGTAAATTCTTGGTATTGATTAATCCAGTCAGTCATCTTTTACCTCTATGTCTTCTGCATCTATTGTTTGGGCGTGATATTATTTCTTCATCATTTGCATGACCTGATCTTGTAGCTTTTGAGCCTCAAGAGTTTGATCTAGTGTGGCATTTTTTGCAGATGGATCGTTAGAAAGAATCCTAGCCAAGATAGATTGTTTAGCAGCTACAGGGTCTTTCTCGTATTCTGTTCCAGCAAACATTTTCTCCTGAGACTTTGTTAAGTCAAAGTTTGGCGCAACATTGTTTTGCCTCATGTAAATCCGCAAAGCCTCATTCCTTGCAACTGCTTGTTGTTCAATAGGGCTTAGTTCTGAGTATGGGTTCAGAATGATTTTGTCATCTTCAGCAGCCATGCCGCCAACCTCTGGTCTTTGCTTAAAAAAGTCAAGTTCACCAGGGAAAGGCTTTCTTGTTCCATACATTTTTACAAGGAAATCCATTTTTATTCCTTCGCTTCTACATCAGTCACATCTTGCAAGGGTTCTATCTCTACGCCACCAATGCCTGTGATGTTGATGGTAACGGCATTCCTTTGCTTGCCCTCTTTCTCAAACAGACTGACTGGAAGCATCCTATCCATACAGAGTTTGAGCATAGCCGCCTGTGCTGGGTGTTCATCATTCATGGCAATCTCAATTGCTTTGTGAACAACATTGGAACCTGCACTGTTTATCAGGAGGTCTTTGAGTTCTTTGATGCGCTGAACTTCAGTCTTTGGCAGGAGAGCCGCAGGTCTTTCAGCATAGGTAGCCATAGTGAACTTCTTGTTCACAGCACCCTTGGGGCGACCTTTTTTCTTTAGGTTGTTTGGCAGTGCATCAATCACATTCATACTTTACCCAGTTATGGAAGTAGTGTAGGTTGTTGGCTACTTGCTATTTCTGTCAGATACTGCGCTACTCGTCCGCAATTCAACACTTTTTCGGGACTTTTTAGTTTCACCAACACGGCTGGGGACTGTCTAGCACCCCAAGAATCCTCAGAGTCAATCCCCATGCGTCTTGGCAAGCGCAATGTAACTCACTTTCTTTTGTTTGACAAGTGGGGTAAACCCTAGTACATTCTTCACGGGGCCATCACCCAGCCCTCTATGCGGTGGAACCGACCAATTAGGATAATCGTAGCGAGTCAGGCGACTCTTAAGTAGCCCCCCATCATTCGGGATGAATCATGGCAAGGTGAACGGGAAATGTAGTCTGAGCCACTTGTCTGACAAACAAGATACTGGTTAGCTTAGGCCCATCAAGGCTCTGTCTCCCAAGACAGAATAAACAAGAGGTTCACTTCTGAAAAGAAGGCTAACCCTACACGGGTGCCTGAACTCGTCTGTTACCAACCACCACCCGTCTGTAGCACCTTCTTCCTTACCAACAAAAGGCTAATTTGGCTTTTCTTGTGGATAGGAGTCTTTGTTGAGCAAAGTCAAATTTCACCTTTTTTGTGGATAGGGGGCACCACAAAATCTCTCACACCACGACCACCCCCTCCCCCCCCATGTTTGTAAGCACACACTAACTAAAGGCTAAGTAAGTACTGGCTAACTTAGATGTTAGTGAGCGCTTGCTCTGCAAGCATCACCGAAGTGAGCACACGCTAACTTATAGTGAGCGACGACTAACTATGCAAGATTTGCATAATGATAGTGAGTGCTAACTAAGCACCATTATCGAACCACCTCAGGGTAAACCCTAACCGACATCGTTCCACATTATGAAATATTTAATGTTAATTTTCCATGATGTGATATTTAGTTAGACGAAAGGGATGGGTAAACCCTTGGTAGGGAAATCCACTAGCGTTGATTTATAAGGCTTTTTTAGGGGTTGGCACGATTCTCTTATGCTTATATAGTGAGAGCATCGAAAATCTCTCAGTCATCAACCATCAAAAGGCGTTCAACATGACCATCACCATCACCAGAGAGCAATGGCTCTCACAAGCCACCGAAGAACTGAGGGCACTGTTTAAACAGCACGGCGAGGCTCTCCCACATGAGGTGCGCTCATCGTGCGGCTTCCCATCTAAGGGCGCACTGGGCAACCGCAACCGCACACTGGGCCAATGTTGGTCAGCCACGGCATCCGCTGACAGCCACGCTGAGATTTTCATTTCTCCCACCATCTCAGACAGTTCGCGGGTGCTTGACATCCTGGCCCACGAACTCATCCACGCCATCCACCCAGGTGATGGGCACGGCTCAAAGTTCGGGCGCACGGCTCGGGCCATTGGACTTGAGGGTAAGTTGACAGCGACCACGGCTGGCCCTGAATTCTTGGCTTGGGCTGAACCCGTGCTGGCTCGCCTAGGTGTGTACCCTCATGCTGACTTGGTGCCCTCAAACGCTCAGAAAAAACAGACCACTAGAATGCTGAAATGCCTGTGCACTGACTGTGGATATATCGCCTACACCTCAGGCAAGTGGCTCGCCGAGATGGGCGCACCTCACTGCCCTGACCACGGAGAGATGCAAAGCGTTTAAACAGTCTGACTGTCAGCCCTGCGGGTCAGGGTTGACGGGCATATTGCCAAACCTTATAACTTTGAAAGGCGTTAAACCATGAGCATACTAACTGACCCTGACCAAATTGAGCATTTTCGCTTGCTGACCCTGTGGCGTGGCCTGGGCCTCGAACTCAAAGGCATGAAAATGAGCCGTGGCACATCCTGTTACAAAATCCTCAAAAGCATGGGCATGACAGGCAACAAACAACAGGTGCACAGCGACCTGGGCAAACTGCTTGGCAAAATCCCTGAGACCGTTTAAACAACTTGAAAGGCTTTCAAAATGACAAACCTAATCCATGATGCTTATGATAACTATCCTGCAAAACAAAAGGATAGCAAAGCGACAAATAATTTTCTTACTCCTTACGAGTTTTACTTGGCTGCTTGCGAACTCCGCACAGGAAAACACGGCTCGTTTGCTGAGGCCATTGGAGAGGCTTACATCGTGGCTGACAGTGGCAACAGCCAAAAGCTCGTGGATGCCTTCCCTGAGGTTTTCATGCGTGGCTGGTACTGGATTCAATCCAAGCGCATCAACTAAACCGAGAGCGTTTAAACATCATGCACCCAGCAGACAAAATTGTCATCATCGGTTCGGCCTTGGCTTTCATGGCTTTGGCATTCATTCTTTGGACATACTGAAAGGCTTTACCATGTCACAAAACGCATCACGAGCATTTGCCAAAGTAAAAGCAAAACGACAACAACACAACATTGGTCAATCGGTCAATGTTCAGATTTTTGGTCGTGAAGTATTGGCAAAAATCATAGCAGTTCACCCCTTTGGTACTGTTGACGTTGAAACCCCTAGCGGGTTCTATCGCATTTCTGGCTTGGCATTGCCTGAAAAATGCACCAATTAAACCGATAAAACCCAGACTGCAAACCCTTGTCATAGGGGTTTGTGGCCTGGGCTTTTCCAGGGTTTCACTTCAAAAGGCTTTAACATGAAATTCGCTATTCAACGCAAACACATTCGGGCCATGCTTTGCTTTGCTGCTAAAAAAGACATTCGCTATTATTTGCAAGGGTTTTGCGTCAATCAGGATAATCGGGGAACCTATATTGATTCCACAGATGGGCACTGCTTGGGGCGTTTGTTGATTGACGATCAACCCATGCCTGAGAATCGGGTTATCCTGCCAAGCGTTAACCTGGACGCATTGAAGGGTACAAAAAAGCAGAATGAAGAATTCCTGCATTTCACTGTTGACGGGTTATCTGTTGAAGTGATTTTGACCAATGGGGACAAGGTTCAATTTACCGCGCAAGATGCAAGATACCCTGATTGTGATCGGGTTATTCCCTTAGTTTTTAAGAGTGAAGATGAAAAGCCCTCACAATTTAACCCTGATTTACTTATCAAATTTGTTGATGCAAGCGAATCACTATATGGGAAACGTCAATGCCCTAGTTTGCTGCAAAGGGGCACCGATTCGATAATTGTGAGCTTTGGCCTAGATACTCAATTCATTGGAATAATGATGCCTATGCGTGATAGTGGTGGGGCTGGAGTGCCATCATGGTGCCACAAACCCAGAAAAGCCCCTGAAATTGTCGATCAATCAGTGACTCAAACCGCATAAAACCAAGGCTCAAGGGGATTATGTCCCCTTTGGCCTGGGCTTTGGCTCAGGGATTCATTAACTTTTTTAAGAGGCTTTGATATGAACCTGAAAAAACTGATTTGCGATGCCAAAGATGGCAAACCCGCTGCACTCAATGATGAACAAAAGAGGCAACTTTTATGCTTAGTTAGCAAGCATTGCAAAGGCCAAACTACTGAAAAACTGCGCCGCCGCATTGAATTACCCCTTTCCCTTTGGAATGATGAAGACCGATTTTCTAGGGTTACTGTTGAAGATGATGGGGTTAGCTATATCGCGGGTCAATCATGGCCTGATGAAATGCGTTATTTGCGTAATCTGATTTTGAACAAATAAGGGGAAAACTATGAACGACACAAAATTAGAATGGCAAGCCCTTTGGGATGCAATGGACGCAAACCCAGACCAATGGATTGAAACCACAGAAGCCATGTACTGGGAGATGTTAGAGGTTTTGCCTCCCAGATCAATGAAAGGTGTAAATTTTCTAGTTGGAGAAGCAGATCACAATAACAGCGAGGGTTATCCTGTTTATTCATGCTTCACCAAATTTGGGGAAATTTATAAGGCAAAAAAGTTGTCTTATAAACAGTTTATGGAAGCATTTGCATGATATATGGTGTACTTGCCCTTATCCTCCGCATCCTAACCCGCAAAAAATGAAAGGTTTATATGAAATATAGATACGAAAAAACCGATTATGGCTGGAAAGCCTATTTTCTGAAAAACAATGCTTACATTTATTTTGGGCATTATCAAACGAAAAAAAGCGCAAAAGAAGCTGCTGATTATTTTTCTC